GCTACATTTAGTGCAGATAGTTATTTTAATCAAACAATTGCTGCTGGATCAACAGCTCAAGGAAGAGTTATTAACTATGATGAAAAAACAGGAGTATTAAAGTTTTGGCAGGATAGAACTCTTGCAGGATTTAATACTGTTGGAACTGCACAAACAAACCCAACTTATGGATATAATTTAAATGCATTTACTGGTTCTCCAGGAAGTGGTGGTAATTTAGAAATTGTTCCGACAACTGGGTCTACATTGCAAATTGATAATGGATTTACAGGTATATCTACTGTAATAAATAATATCACATATTATCTTGGTCAAACTTTTACGGATGGTGTTTCTAATCCAGAGGTTAAGAAACATAGTGGTAACATTATTTTTGTTGATAATAGACCCGCTATTACTAGGTCTGTTAACCAAAAAGAAGATATTAAAATAGTATTGCAGTTCTAAGAAATCATGCCACAACAGACAAATTTAAATGTAGCACCATATTTTGATGATTATGATTCATCAGATGATTTTTATCGTGTCTTATTTAAACCAGGATTTCCTGTTCAGGCAAGAGAATTAACGACTCTTCAATCTATATTACAAAATCAAATTGAAAAGTTTGGTCAGCACTTTTTTAAAGAAGGTGCTAAAGTAATTCCTGGAAATACTGGATATAATCAAATTTATTATGGTGTTCAAATACAAAATAATTATCAAGGTGTTCCTGTATCTGCATATGTTGATCAATTAATTGGTACTAAAATTACAGGGCAGAGATCTGGAGTTAGTGCTATTGTTGATAATGTTTTATTACCTGAAGATTCTGAACGTGGTCAACTTACTGTTTATATTAACTATTTAAATTCAAGTACAACTAATAATGCTACTCAAGAATTTTTTGATGGAGAGGAATTAACTTGTAATACTACAATTTCATCTGGATTATTAGGTAATACAACAATTGCCCCAGGTGCTCCTTTTGGGGTTACCTTAAGTAATAGTGCTGCAGTAACAGGATCTTCTTTCCAAATTCAAGAAGGTGTATATTTTGTACATGGTCAATTTGTAGGAGTTCAACAAGAAACTCTTATTCTTGATCAATATGGAACAATACCTAATTATAGAATTGGTTTATTTGTTAATGAAGAGATAATCAACGCTGATATTGATGAAAGTTTGAATGACAATTCTCAGGGATATAATAATTATGCTGCACCAGGTGCTGATAGATTAAAAATTTCATTAAGTCTTTTTAAAAAATCCGTAGATGATTTTGATGATACTAGTTTTGTTGAACTAGGAGTTGTTAATGCAGGTGTATTAAGGACTGCTAGAAGTGCATCATCAGGTTCAGGTGGTAGTGGTTTAATAATTGCTGGTGGTGGAGGAGCAGGTTCATTAGATTTAACTGATACTTTAGCACGAAGAACTTATGATGAAAGTGGTAATTATGATATAAAACCATTTGATATCACAGTTTTCAATTCTTTAAACGATAATATTGGAAATAGAGGTATTTTTCAATCTGGGCAATTTACACCTCAAGGAGGAACTCCTTCTGAAGACTTAGCTGTATATAAAATTTCTCCAGGAAAGGCATATGTAAAAGGATATGAAATTGAAACATTAAATCCAACATTTATCGATTGTCCTAAAACAAGAGATACAAAACTTATAGAAAATCAATCAATAATTTATAATACAGGACCAACTTACAAACTGAATAGTGTTTATAGAACTCCTACTGTGGGTATTGGTAGCACATATGTTTTAAGTTTAAGAAATGAAAGACAAGGATCTAATCAAGAAAATGCTGCAGGAAATGAGATTGGATTTGCTAGAGTTTATGATTTTAGGTTAGAATCCCAAAATTACAATTCAAATAATTCAAATCTAGATGAATGGGAACTTGCTTTATATGATGTACAAACATTTACCGAATTAAAATTAAATAATCCAATAACACAGACTGTTCCTGCTATTATTGAAGGAAAAAGAAGTGGTGCAAAAGCATTTTTACAAGGATCTGTTACTGCTGGATTGGGATTAACTGTATATGAAAAGACTGGTAATTTTATTAAAAATGAGCAACTTATAATAAATGGTGTCAATAATGGAAGAGTTGCTGTAGGTATTACTCAGTATTCTGTGTCTGATGTAAAATCAGTATATGGAACTGATGATAATTTGGTTGGTATCAACACATTTAATGCTAACGTGATCCCTTCAGTATTATTCCCTGTAGGAGTAGCAACAGTTGGTATGGTTACTCATTCAAATAANCAATCAATTATTAAGAGTGCTAATCCAAANTTCCCAGGAATTACAACTGTTGGTAATTTAATCCAATATACAGATTTGGATTTTTCAGAAGATCCAATTACGGCTAGAGTGGTAAGTGTGGGATCTTCTCATATTTACGTTACTGGAGTTANNACTGTTACTGGAGTAGTTGATGGTACACTTCCAAAAACATCGGTTAAGAGTACAAGTGATTTAAAAGTATTAACAAGTTTATTAGATCAATCATCTGATAACACTTTATTTACTCCTCTTCCTAAGAAAAATATTTCAAATGTTGATTTAACTTCTGCTAGTATTGTTATAAGAAAAACATTTTCTGTATCTATTAGTAATGGACAATTAAATACTCCATTACCAACTTTAAGTGCTAATGAAACTTTCCAACCATTTACTCCTAAAAGATACTCTTTAATTGGAGCTGATGGGACTACTTATGATTTGACTGCTGATCAGTTTGATTTTGGAACTGGTAATACATGTCAAATCCGTGGTTTAACAACTCCATCACAATCTAATAATGGTGCAACTCTCATTGCCACTGTTAAAAAGGCAAAACCATTAGCTAAACAGAAAATAAACAATAAAGTCAAATCTATTGTTATTAATTATTCAAAAGAGCAAGGATCTGGAATTGGAGCAACAACATTAAATGATGGATTACTCTATGGAAATTATCCATATGGAACAAGAGTTCAAGATGATGTTATATCAGTTAATGTTCCCGATCTTATCCAAATTCATGGTGTTTTTGAATCAGCAGATACAAGTGATCCATCAGCACCAAAAGTAACTCTTTCTTCTATAGTTACACAATCTACTACCACCAATGAATTGATAATTGGTGAACATATAGTAGGTCAAGATAGTGAAGCTGTAGCAATTGTAGCAGAAAAATTAACTAATAATCAAATTAGTTTTGTTTATAAAAATAATCTTGAATTTAAAGAAGGTGAAACTGTAACTTTCCAAGAGTCTTCAGCACAAGCAGTTGTTTCAACACTAGATGCTGTTAGTTTTGATATATCACCAAATTATAATTTCTCCGATGGTGGTGAAATAACTTTTTATGATTATGGAACAATTAAGAGAAAAGCAGATGCTGATGCTCCTAAGAGAAAAATAAAAATTTATTATCAAAGTGGATCTTTTGATGCTAATGATAATGGAGATATTATTACAGTTAATTCTTATGATCAATTTACATATGGATTTGATATTATAAGAGTTGGTAATAATAGTGCTACAGATGTTATTGATATTCGACCAAGAGTTGCATCAATTGCATCAGTTGCTGAAGGAGATAGATCTCCTTTAGAATTCCTTGGTAGAACATTTACTGGATCTGGGGATTCTGTTCCAAATATATTGGCATCAGACGAATCTATAGTTATAGATTATTCATTCTTCCTTCCTCGAATTGATAGGATTTTCTTAAGTAAAACTGGAACTTTCCAAGTAAAATTTGGTACACCATCTGAAGATCCTAAGAAACCAGTTCCTGTTGATGATGCAATAGAAATAGCAAGTGTTGGTCTTCCTCCATATTTTTATAGTCCTAAAAATGTTTCGTTAAAATTCTTAGATCATCGTAGATATACGATGTCAGATATTAAGAAATTGGATACTAGAATTAAAAATCTTGAGTATTACACAACTCTTTCACTATTAGAAACTAATACAGCTAATTTATTTGTTCCAGATAATGATGGATTGAATAGATTTAAGTCTGGATTCTTTGTTGATAATTTTACAGCTTTTCAGACTCAGGAAGAGAATCTAACTATCAACAATTCAATAGATAGAAAAAGAAAAGAATTGCGTCCAAGACATTATACNAATGCAGTTGATTGTATGCCNGGTCCTGTNGTAGGTGTTGATGCTGCTGATGACCAACAATTTGCTACACTTGAAGGTGTTAATGTAAGAAAATCATCTGATTGTATAACATTAGATTATGGTGAAGTTGAATGGCTTAAGCAAAACTTTGCTACTAGATCTGAAAGTGTTACTCCGTTCTTNATTAGTTTCTGGCAAGGAACTATGGAGTTAACTCCAGCATCTGATACTTGGGTAGATACTGCAAGACTTGAAGCTAAGATTATTCAAACTGAGGGTAATTATGCTGCTACAATGGACAATCTGGTCAGGAATGATGGTGTTGATCCTCAAACTGGTTTAGGCCCTGTTCTTTGGAATTCATGGGAAACTACTTGGACAGGAGTTGAGACTCGTGATTTTGAAGGTGGAACTAGAGTAGATACTATTGAGACTACTTTTGGTAGAGGTGGTTGGATCAATGGATCTGATGGTAGTGATAACCCTGCTGCATGGGTTCAACAGACAGACATTTTAACCATAAGAGAATGGCATAGAGAAACTACTAGAACTGGAACTGAAGCAAGAACTGGATCTCAAACTATTGTCACTGAAACATTTGATGAACAATCTGTAGGAGATAGAGTTGTTAGTAGAGATCTTGT